GTTTGCCCCAGCGGCTGTTGTTGTAAAACAGTTCGCCGTTGTGCTGCATTTCTTCCCGCCACTTTAAAAACGCGTTGATTTCCTCAACGGCTTCGGGGTATTGGAATTTTATGAGCTTGGCGCCCGCCTTTTCCCAAGAAACAACATACCCTTTGGCCCTCCAATTGTGAACCGTTTTCGGGGTTACTTCGTACAGTTCGGCAATTTCTTTGGTGCTTAAGGCTTTTCGCTTTTCAGGTAATTTCATTTGTACGGCGGTTCGTTAGAATTACACGAAATCAAAACGGGCAACCAGTAGGCCGCCCGCTTGGCTTAAGGTCTTGGCTCAATTCCGGCCGCTTCGGCCAAGTGTTCGGCTATTTCCTTCCAGTTCACTTGGTGCGTGAATGCGTGCGCCCAACCGCGAATTATTTTGAGCTCTGTTACCCGGTTGGCGTTTATGTCTTCAAGGGTTATGGGTATTGTATCCCAAATGAACCGGGTAACCATGTCTTTTGCGTATTCGGTCATTTCGTGCAAATCCAAGCCGCCTATTTCGCTTGCAAGCTCGGGGCCCTCGAACGCCTTGCAATATTCCTCGTGCACGCGCCAAGTGGCGTAATTCGTCCAACCGTTGTAAGTGTCGTTGTTCATACCGCAAATGTATGCAAAAGTTTGCAATATGCAAGCGTTTTCAATTGTTTGCTATTTTTGCCGTATGAAGGAAGAAAGTTTGCCCAAATACGCCGGGCGTGTAGAAATGGCAAAAATACTTGGTTGCAGCCCACGCGCCTTGGACTATTGGCGCAAGGCCGGCCGCGTTACAAAATTCCACATTCACGGCGCCAACCGCGTTGTGTTTGACGTTCAGGCTACTTTGTCAGAAATTGGCGTGCCGCCTTCGAGCAAAAGCGAATTTTGAAGAACTTTGAAGTATGGTTACGAAATTTCATGAGCCTTGGGTTTGGTACTGGGCGGGCGTTCTTTGGACATACCGCGAACACGGACAAGACGCCTTACAAGATGCAGCCGAGCAAACGATTTTGAAATACCTCGATACCGTAGAAAACGAGCACATTCAAAAGCAAATTGCACTAATTCGCGACCTTGACCAGCCACACACAAAGGAAGTAAACCAAGCCGTTTGGTCACTTGCACGGAAATATGTGGCTTCGGACGAGCTGGTTCTAGATTTGATGTGCGCCGAAATGCCAACCAGCAATCTTGAAGTAACCCCGAACGGTATTCGGAAAATAAGCAAGGCCAAGGCGCGTGAAAAGGTCAAAGCAAAACGCCGAGACGACCATCCAGACGCGTCGCCGTTTTAATTCTACAACGCTTCAAAAATTAAGCCGGCCGCGTGCCGGTTTTTTTGTGGGGGATTCTTGCCAAAGGTTAGACCCCGAGCAAAAGAAAAGCCCGACCAATACGGCCGGGCCTCCCACACAAACACAAGTACTCGGGTGACTTTGAAAAACCCAAGTAAGGTTGGGGGGTGCGTGCGATGGAACAGAAAGACGCACCCCCCGAAGCCGCTGATAAGATTTGAAAAAAACAGCGGCCTTTGCGTTGTTACGTTGCGGCAATTTCAGCCGGCGAAACGGCCAATTGCTTAAACGCGTTGTTCAGGACGCCGGCCGCGCTGTAGGCGTTGGCGTGCATTTCAATGTTATGCTCACTGTTGTAAGGGTTTACAAGCAAATCGATGCCCGACCAGCGGCAAATAACAAGGCTTTGGAAGTCACCAGCCAAGACAATGCCCGCGCCGGCAATTGTTCCAGAACCTCCAACCGCGTTGGCGCTGGTAATGTTACCGTCTACCAAGTTCACGGCCGGGATAATGTTTGCGCCGGTTTGCATCTTGTAACGCTCTGACAAAGTTGTGTCGGTACCGCTGAGGCCGGTATTCAAGGCCTTCGCACCCAAACGAGAAACAACAAAGGTTGGGTATTCGTTGCGGCCTGTGACGTCCATAAAGCCCGACACAAGGTTGTGCAGGTCTTCCATATCCGTTGCGGCCAAATCGTCGGCGGTTGTTCCAGCCGTTCCAGCAACCCAACCGGCCGAAGCCTGAACCGCTGCAAAGGCTTGCTTGTCCTGTGCCGTCAAGATTGCGTTGTTCATGTCGCGCATAATTACCGCGTCCATTTGGGCGGGCGTTGTGCGCAAGCTCAAGGCGCTCACGGTTACTTTCCGGCTGTAACGCTGTGGCGTAAGGGTTACGCTTTGGAAGTCCGCCGAGCTGGTGACCGTGCCGCCTTCGTCCGCTGTTGCCGCGTTGGTACGTCCAAGCCAAGGCAAAACAATAGATTGCCCGCCAATCCCGTCGATAACTTGGGCGCCCAATTGTTGGGCAAGCGGTTGGCCGTGCAAGGCTTGGCGCAAGCCGCCGGGGGCCAAGGTTTGAAGGCCGGTAACGGTTGCGTCAATTCCCGAAGGCGTTGCGCTGGTGCCGTACACGTTCCGAAGCTCATTCGCGGCCCAATCCGGTACAACGATTTGCCCCGAAGCGCCGGCAAATTGGCTTCGGCCTTCGTTAATCAATTCACCCTCGGCGCCGTCTTGGACGCGGCCGTTCATCACGTTTGTAACCGCACGCGACAAGCTGAACCGGCGCGTAATGCCCGCGGCTGAATCGCCAACACTTCCAACGTAGGCGGGCGCCTTGGGGGTTGCGTTGCTACGAAATTGGTGTGCCGAAACTTCGGCCGCTTGGTTCTTTGCCGCCAAGGCTTCGGCGCTTCGCTTTTGGAAGTCCAAAGCGGTTGGCAAATCTTCGTCCGCTACTTCACCAGCTTGCAAAGCGTTGTCGACAATGGAACGAGCGTTGACAAGCTCAAACGCCTTTGCGTTCTCAATATTGGTTGCCCAAGCCGCGCGGGCTTCGGCTTTGGTCGCGCCTACTGGTTGCCCAGCGTAGGAAACGCGCTTTTCTGTATCGTTCATAAATCTATTTTTTCAGTCGGCCGGAATTGGCCGCCGTTCAAGGCAAAGATACGACCGCGCTAAATTTGTGTGCAAAGCTCAAAACCTTGGCAAATACCGATTGTTGGCCGCGTTACTACCCGAAGCTCGTTCGGTTTCGCAAGCCTTGCAAATGCAGCGAAACGGGTGAAATATTGGCCGCTGGTGAGCTGGTTGTATTTGACAACGGCAAGACCTACAAACCAAACACCAAAGGCGCCAAAAACGCGCTGGAACGCGAACGTCAACGGCCGCTGTGTTGGTTGTGAAATGCACCCATTCTCCCCGAGTGTAGAATTACACCCGGGCGACCATTTCCCCGAGTGTAGAATTACACCCGTACCGAGTGTAGAATTACACCCGGCGCCCCGAGTGTAGAATTACACCCAATATAGAAGTACAACTAACCATCAAGAAATAATACCAGATATAAAAGGGCGCAAGCGCCGTTTTGAATGGGCCGTTTGTTTTTTTTTTGGTTGGCTAACGCGCCGAGCTGGTCGGGTTGGCCCTCCCGCACGCTTCAAAACGGCGTGGCCGTTTCTTCGCTTTGTGGCTTGCGTCCGCTACGCGGCACGCGGTTTTTTTTTTGGGGGGTTGGATTGTTCCCAAGGTTGCCGGCTCAATTCCTCGAGGCCTCCAACGCTACCAGCCAACCCACAACGGCCCCAACCCAACGAAACGCCGTTACGCGCATTTTGAGCGGCTAAGGTTCAACGAACGGCGTTCGGCTAGTATGTGGGTGCGTTTGCGAAATTTCGCGGCCTTTAAAGGCAATTTCTCGCGTTCGTTGTATCAACAACAATTGCAAAAACCCGAAATTGGCGGAATGATTCAGCAAAACGAAACGCAAACGCCCAACGCTTGGGCACGGTTGCAAACAACGGAAGACGATTTGCCGCCGGTTTTGGAACGCGTCCAAGGGTTGCCGCCACGGCACTTGGTGCGAATGTTGGGGCAATGGCAAGTAGTTCGGGAAAACGGCACGGCTTCGCAAAGGCTTCGAGCTTTGCAGCAAATGCGCCGGCTGGTGACGGCCCTCGACAACGCTTTGTACTAACGCGTCAACATCTTGCAAGGCTTTGGAGTCCTAACTAACTGATAATCAAGTAGATGGGATGGGGTATGTTAAATATAAAGGCTTCCCGCCTCCATCGCCGCAGTTTCACTTCCAAACAACAAACGCGGCTCAGGATATTTGGGCGTTTTAGTCCAGCTGGGCGCGTAGTTCGGCGATAACGTCCGTTTCTGTGTCGGCGCCCGCGTCCATCCGCAACCGCGACCGGCTGCCCGCCGTCATTCCAAGTTCCTTCAGGACTGAAAACAGCCGCGACCGGCTCTCTTGCAACAGCGTGTGCTCTGGGTTTTTGCGATGCATTACGGCGCCGTTTTTCATTTCGGTTTTGTACACCAGCCCGTTGGCTTTCACGGCCTTTTGCAGCTGGTCAACTTCGGCTGAAAGTTGGGCCGCCAAAACCGCGGCCTTTGTGTCGATTGAATGCCAAGTATTTGCCGCTTCGAGTTGTTCTCGCATTCCGTCGAAATGGGCCTTTTCGGCTTCGTCAAGCGTCGAAATGATGTTTTCCAAGTATTCCATTTAGTTGTGTTCTGTTAGGGCCGTTTTGACCCTTCAAAATACCCAAATTTCTCGAACTCAATACGTGCACGTGACCGGCCGGCGATGATGTACAGCCGAGGCCGCAAAGATTCGCGAACCCCCTACCCGGTCAAATCCGACACAATCGGGCGCGGCAATGCAGCCCGCCAACCGATTGGCGCGGCAAAGTGTCAAAGCGAAGTACACTTTTCTGTTGGTACGTTGATTGGTTAGGCGTTTTGCTTCCGCCTTTGGCTTCGGTACTTGAACGCTGGAACGTCGTCGAGGCTTTCCGGCATTTCAAAACGCAGCTCTTCGCGTATTGCTTCGTTGGCCGGGCTGTTGTCAAACAGCTGGTAGCCGCGCCGTTCTAGCTCTTCGTTGAAGGCTTGCGAAATGCGCATAGATTCCTGCATTCGTTCCGTCCATCTTTGGCGCTCTTCGGCTTCGCGCTTTTCCCGTTCGGCTTGTTCGGCTTGGTACTTTTCGTGCAAGTGCGACAACCGGTCTTGGATTGTTTCGCCTTTGTATTGGTCTTCTGTTTTGTCCAGCTGTTGCCGCAACGTTTCAAAGCCGCGGTACAAATGCGCGTGGGCTTCTGGCACGCTTTCTGGTAGCTGGTTGCCGGTTGCCCAATCGTTGCCCGAAGGTTCCACCCAAGCCCGCGAACGCTTCGACCAAGTAACCCACGCCGGCGCGTTGGGGAACTGTTGCCGGAATTGCGTTGCCCATTCCTTCCACTCGGTATCGTCGGCGGGCGTTTGTTGCCGGCGCTTGGCTTCGGCGTTCATCCAGTCCAGCAAGTTCACGGGAATTTCAGGCGCGTAAATATTCGGCTCGACCAGCTTGGACATATCCGGACGCAATTGCAAAAAACCGCCCGCGTGGGCTGCTTCAATCGTTTGCAACGCCCATTCTAGGTTGCCGCTCGTTTCCTTGTGCAGCTTGTGCAAGGCGGTTTGTTCTTGGGTTTTGTCAAGGTATTTCCGGCCGCTTTTCCTTCGGTACTCAATCCAATTTGCCCAAGCCGTTTGGAACTCTGGTTCCACCCAAGGCAACCGTACTTCCACGGGTTCGGGGTACTTTGTTTCCGTAACCTCTTTTGTTTCGCCTTCGGGTTGAAAGTTGCAATACGCGCAACATTCTAGCCAAACGTCACGGCCCAACGCGGTTTGTTTCTTGCAAACGAATTCCACCAGCGTTTGCCGGTCGGTAAATTGCTTGGCTTTGGCGTAGTCGGCCGCGGTTGGTTCGTTGATAACTTTTGCCGTTTGCCAGCGGTTTAGGTCGGCTGGTTTGACGAACCGAAGAAACTTCACACCCACGCCACTAGGAAACGAATACCAGCTAACAAGGCCCAAGGCCCGAAGCCTGTGAAAAGCGTTGCCAACCGTCTTGTTAGAGCTTCCAAGCAAACGCGCCCATTCGGTGTTGCTTTGGTAATTGTAACGGCCTTTTCCCGCCTTTGTCCAATCGGCAAGGCGGCAAAGTAGTTCCCGCTCTAACGGGTTCAACTTCGGCCGGTTGGGCTGGTCGTTCAAAAGGAAATTGTACGATTTGACGAAATGCCCGGCGTTTGATTGCCTTTTTTGCTGCATCTTTGAACTGTGTAAATATTTTTGGAATAGGGTTTTCCAAATTTCATCCAAAAGGCTCGGCGCGTGTGTTTGCCGGGCCTTTGTATTTTCTCGAGTTTTTAACAAGGCTTGCACGGCTGCAAATCAACCAAACGGCAAGGCCTCGACGGTTGTTTGTTCGTACGCCGGAAAGGTTACGGCGCTTGCGTCCAGCACTACAGAAATGGAACGCACAAACCGAGTTAGGCGGCCCTCCACTTGTTCCCAATCTTCGCGGCCAATCCGAAACGCAAACGAGCTTTGCGAAATGTCGCCACGCCGAACGGCTTCGTACAATTCCCGAGCGCGTGCCGTTTCTGGTAACGTTACCCGGTAACGAAGGCCGCGGGCGTCCGTTGTAAGTTCCATTGTTCCCGCGCTGGTGCGGCCAAGCGGCACGCCGGTATGGCCAATCAAAAAACGCACGTCTTCCATATTTGCCGCTTCAAAGGCTTCGGGCGTTATTACTTCGTTGAAACGGCCAAGGCTTGTGGGTTCATTGAAAACAGCCGCGTAACCAGTCAAAACCATTTGGCCGCCTTGGGCTTGCCTTTGCTCAGGCGCCTTGGCTACGATTGGCGTGGGCGCTGTTCTGTATTGTATTGTTTCGTTTTTCATTGCTCAAATAATTCCCTCCAAATTTCGCCCCAATCAATTTGGGGGTTCGCAAGCAAATGCAATAGCCCTAGGTCTTGCAAATCTTCGTCGGTTACGCGCTCGTTCTCGGTAGGCACCAGCCCGGCCACAACCTTGGCCGTGCCGTTCTTGGCCCATTCGTTCAAGGTCTTCGGAAATCCCAACGATTCGGCGAAAACTTGTTGCAACTGGTCTTCGCCAATCGTTGCCCCTAGGGCGTGCAACTCGAAATGTTGGCGGCCTAGTGTGTGCAAACAATAGGATTTTACGAAGTAATGGGCGAAGCCGCGTTGGTTGTAGGCGTTGGTGGCTTTTGTTGCTATTAGGTTACTAAGCCTTGGGGGTTTCTCTTCCATCTTGTGTGAGTTGACATATTACCTCTTATCAATCTTTGGGCGTTTTGTGCAGCCTTGTCCGGCTGGTTGCTATTATGTGAACTTCGCCCGTTCAATACGTTTCACATAATTACGCGAAATGAAAACGGCACGCGTCAAGCCAAAAGGTATCGGCGTTTGTAGCGCTGCAAATGTTTCCATTCGTCTTTCCGCATATGCGCGGGCATAATTGCGGGCTTGGGTTTGCCCCAGCGGCTGTTGTTGTAAAACAGTTCGCCGTTGTGCTGCATTTCTTCCCGCCACTTTAAAAACGCGTTGATTTCCTCAACGGCTTCGGGGTATTGGAATTTTATGAGCTTGGCGC